CGGTTTTCCCCGGACATGGGCCAGTAACCTGAATGGTGGCGATAAACGGGTGACACTTGGAGAGACAAGGCGTTTTGAGAAGGTGGTTTGATAGGGCCTATATCGCGCAACGTTGGGGCTCACTGGACGCTTGCGCACCATCTTCATCAAAGCGTTTAACAGAAAAATAGAAAGGTTATTTATGAACATGAAATATTTCGATTACGAACATCTACCAGAAAAGCTACAAGCTGTAAGCAAGCCGATTGGTGATGTAGCACGCAAGATGAATGAAGAACTTCCTGATGGGGGAGAGAAAAGTGCAGGGCTAAGAAAGTTACTCGAAGCTAAAGATTGCCTTGTGCGAGCAGCTTTGGGTTAGTCGTTAACTTTTTGCTGTTAGCTCTTGCCCTGTGCCGAGGTGATAAAACGATGTTGGCTTTGAATTAGTCACGCGTAAAGGCCGTTAGAGGACGTTATCAGAATAGAGCTAACACCAAAGCGTTGAATGTGCAGACTGATGCACAGCAGAAGCGAGTGGATGTATGGGATTCACTGACGGCCCGAGTAGCGCCTTTCGCGGGTGAAGCAAAAGGATTAGTTCGTTACATCATTACGCCACTATGCCGGGGTTCAGTGCCGGTCAGCGCTTTCGACTAACCCACGTTACGGGTTACTTAAAACACTCACAAATCAAAATGTGATTGTTACAGGCAATAAAAAACCCCGCATGCCGACGAAAGCAATTAGCGGGGTTTGAACCATAGAGTTCGAGGTAATTATGAGTGAATTAACCAAATTTAACAACCCCAATTACACCATTGCCGCCCAGGGTGGCCAAGTGTTCTTGCGAACCAATCAGGTGGGTAAGGTATTACGCCTTACAGCTGCTGATTGTGAACGCCTAATAGCTGAGCTGGATGCAACTATAAACATCTTGGCAGCGGAGGCGAAAGCTAATGGGTAACCAAGCCAATGTCTATCAATTACATGAGGGGCAGCGAGTAATGCCCAGCAAGAACGGTTATGTAAATCTTTGGAGGGATATTAACGATCAACCATGGTCATCTGATGAGTTGGCTTACAGTGTTTTTATAAAGCTACTGTCAACTGTTCAGCATAAACCAAGAGATATCGTTTACAAAGGTCAGCCAGTACACCTTGAATCAGGTGAGTGGGCAATTGATTATCCTCAAATAGTAGGAATGTTTAAAGGTATTAAAGATAAAGAACATGCCCGTCGAATTATCAAAAAGTTTAAGTCTTTGTCTCAGGTATACACAAAACCACTAAAAAATGGTTCTGTCCATATTGGTTTTGTTATAGGTTTTAATGGGTGGGAAAAGTGGCAAAATTGCACCACACCCCAAACCACACCCCAAACCACACCAAACAGTACGGATTTAAAGGTTTTTAGGGGAGGTAAAACCACACCCCAAGCCACACCACAAACCACACATAAAAACAATAATGATCTTAACAATAATAAAGAATATGCAGGGTCTGCGACCCCGCCTGTGCACTCTGAACTTCGTAAAAACGCATTCAACTACTTCTGGAAGAAATGGGCAGAATGCAAAGACCTTGTAGGTCTTAAAAACAAGGCGCCCAAGGAGAAGACTTACACCAACAACTTTGCAAAGCTTTTCACTGACAGCTACATCAACCGCGTAGGCGTTGAAGCATTCAAAGCCGAAGTGAACCAGATGTGCGCCTTTGCACTAGAAGCGCACCAAGACATTGCCAGCAAGCAAGGAACTAACCAAACATCTGATTACTTCAATCACGAAAAAATGTGGCCTGCTAAATTCCTTTCAAACAAGCAGTGGAGGGAACAAGCGTGAGTAATTCTGAAACACTTCGAATCCCGCCGCACAGTACGACAGCTGAGCAAGGTGTACTAGGTGCCATCTTAAGTAATAACGAGTTGTTTGATGCTGTAGCACCAATTTTAAACGATGGCGATTTCTACAGCCGTGCGCATGGCCTAATTTACCGTGCTATTACTGAAATGATTGGCTCTGGCCGCGCAGTAGACTTAATCACTTTGCCTGATTTCCTGATGCACAAGCAGTGGTTAGAAGACGTTGGTGGTGACACTTACGTTTACGAACTAGTGCGCAATGTTCCTTCAACAGCGAACCTAATGACCTATGCAAATACAGTTCGCAACCGCTCGCTACAGCGTCAGGCAATTGCTGCAACACATGACATTCAAGAGCAGTGCTACAACTCAGATGGGTCTGATGTAATTGAGATACTTGGCAACGCTGAAAAGCGCTTAGGTGATGTAACTGAAAAGCTTTGTACAAATGAATCAGATTACTCAATCGAAGCCGCTATTGGTTCAGCCATTGATGAGTTAGAAGCTCGCCTTCAATCAGGCAGCGAAATAGCTGGAATATCTACGGGCCTTAAAGACCTGGACAAGAAGATAAACGGTTTAGAACCAGCTGACATGATTGTTTTAGCAGCTAGGCCATCGATGGGTAAAACCACACTAGCAATGAACATGGTAGCCAGTGAAGCAGTAAACGGCGGCAAGCCAATTGTTTTCAGTATGGAAATGCCACGCCAACAGCTTATCTACAAGCTTCTATCTTCCATTGGGCAAGTGCCTATTTCGTCAATTCAACGCCCTGGTGATCTAGAGGCGGGTATGACTGATGAACATTGGTCGCGAGTCTCTAACGTAATGGCGCAGCTGAAGGAAACGCACCTATCAGTAATTGACGATGCTTACATGACTATACCGCGCATGCGCTTAGAGTTGCGCCGGTACCAAAAAAAGCACGGCAAGCCTACGTTGATAATGGCTGATTACCTTCAATTAATTCGCGGCCATAGCAAAACAGACAACCGAGTGAACGAAATCAGTGAAATTAGCCGCGGCATTAAAGCGTTGGCTAAAGAGTTCGATTGCCCGTTCCTTGTGTTGAGCCAGCTTTCTCGCTCACTTGAAACTCGCAATAACAAGCGACCAATTAACTCAGACCTACGCGAGTCTGGGCAGATTGAGCAAGATGCAGACAAGATAATTTTTATCTATCGCGATGAGGTTTACAACGAGAACAGCCAAGACAAAGGCCTAGCCGAAATCATCATAGGCAAATGCCGTATGGGTGAAATTGGGATGGTAGGTTCTGTTTTCCGCGGTGAGTACAGCGAGTTCAAACCACTGGCTAACCGCCAGATTGTGGGTGATGCACCCAAAGCTAAAAAGTTTTCAGATAAGTTCGAGGGGTAAGGAATTATGTCAAACGATTTATGGGCTACACCACCAGAGGTGTTTGAAGCACTGGATAAAGAGTTCTGCTTTGGGTTCGATGTATGCGCCGAGTATGAAACAGCGAAGTGTCCAGACTATTGGACTATCGAAGATGATGCGCTTTCAAAGGATTGGGCAGAAGATGCAAAGTCTCGCGTACCGGGTGCCGGGCTAATTGAAATAGGCACAATATGGTGCAACCAACCATACAGCAAAATAACCCCTTGGATAGAAAAGGCTATTGAAGCACAGCTAAAAGGGCGAATGACAGTAATGCTTGTGATGTGCGACCCATCAGTTAAATGGTTCAGCCTTGCCCAGCAGTATGCAAGTGAAACCCGCTTTATTACCGATGGCCGTTTAGCGTTCATAAAGAACGGCGTACCGCAAAAGGGCAATAACAAAGGCTCAGTGATATTCGTATTTGACCCACACCGCATAAGCGCTGGTCATGTGTCATTTGTTACGCGTTCTGCGCTAATGACTAAAGGACAGGTTAACAAGTTAGAGGTGGCAGCATGAACCAACACCAATTAGAAAACCGATCTCTAAGAATTAAGCGTGAAACGAAAAGCTCAACTTTGCAAAAACGTGCTAAGTCTCGCCGTATCAATGAAGAATACCGCGATGCCAGTGCAATAGCGTTAAGTGATCAAGATCACTTTAATGCGTTATGGAAGGAGCTCGAAGCGTGAGTTGGCAAAGCGTAACCGTTGCAAACATTCAGCAACTTGAATCAGTTAATCAAGCAGCGTGTGAATGGTTTCGTGAAGGTAAAATGGTTGATGTGAAGGTGCGTGAAAGCGCCCCTTCACGCCTAGATGCTATGAAAGCATTGCAACACCACTGGTACAACGAACTGAGCGCCCAGACAGGCAAAAGCGCCAAGTATATGAACGCTTATTGCAAGTTGGTGTTTGGTGTTCCTATTGCACGTGAGAATGAAGAATTCAAAACCATTTATGACCAGGTGATAAAACACTTACCACAAAGTAAGAAAATTTACCTTATGGGCCCACCTGTATCTATCACAGTAACTGGCAACTTCAACACGCAGCAAATGCACCGTTATTTGAACGCCATCAAAGACTGGGCAGACCGCAAGCGTTACAGGTTAACCACTAATCACGATCTTTATTTAAAGGCTATGGGGGCTTAATCATGTCAGACGTTATTGTATTCACAGCGCTTATTACAATGTGTTACCTGTATCTTGGGTGGTGCACTTACAGTGTAATGTGCAAGTTGGTTTGGCTATCTAATAACTTTTCTGGCCCTCATTGCAAGGCTGTTGAAAAAGAATCAACAATGTTTTTGTTGATTTTTCTGTGGCCTTTCTTTCTAGTCTCAATGGGGGATTAAAGCTTTGAATGCATATTCTCGACTAAATTCTTCATTCAGCGGCGTAGATTACGAAAATGGAGCCATCCGTTTTAAGCGCGCAATAGCCGAAATGAATAAAAAAATGACTGAAGCGAGATTTATAAGTAAGGCAATGGAGGACTGCTACCCAGCTGCTTTGAGTCCATTAACTATTCTGCAGGCGCGTGCTGCTGGGCAAGAAGCATTCTTTAAATACTACGGAGTTAAAGTAACTGTTAAGGATTGGGTGAAACCTTGAAATCAATTTCAACCCAAATTAACGACACATCAATTAAGGCTCACGCTAAAGATGATGAGATAGGGGAACTGCGCGATATCAGAAGCCCTGTATCACTTAAGTTCCACAAGAGCAGAGAAAAGGGAACGTGGTGTTATCTTCACTACGTTGGTGGTGTTACTAAGAGAACCCGTATTGGTTATTGGCCCACGCTAAAAACAAAAGAAGCAGTAGCGCTTATCCCTACAGTTATTGAAAGTATTCATAAAGGCAAGGAAGTACAGAGTACCAGCTTCAAAACTGTTGGTGATTTACTTACCTGGTATGCCGCCAGAACAGAGAAAGAGGCATTAAAAAGCAAAAGCCGGCGCAAGAGTGTGTTGAGCGCAATAAACAGACATCTATTTCCAATGCTAGAGAACGTAAGCATCACTGCAGTTCGCAAAGTGGTTATCGATGAGCAGTTAATTCTGCCACTTCAAAATCAGAGCCTTAAGCCCTCAACCATTCGTCAGCACTTCGCCGTTCTCAAACGAGCGTTCGCCAGCGCTAAAGAATTAGAACTTATATCGGTTAACCCAATGGCGGGTATGAAGTTTCGCGATCACATTCAGCGAAGAATAGAGCCTAAGCAGGGTAAGTTGTTAGTTGAAGATGCAAAGGGCGTAGTAGAGCAGTTATCGAAACTACCAGAGAGCACAAAGGTAATGCTGTTATTCATGCTGATGTTCGCTACTCGCATTGGTGAAACGCGCCAACTTAAATGGCGTTATATCGATTTACATAGCGGTGTAATAACCCTTCCTGAGTCGGTAACTAAAACGGGTGCAGTTCACACACTACCAATCACTAAGCATGCCCACCGACTACTGACAGATTATAAGCAGCGCTGTAAGGGTGAATACCTGTTCGGTGGTAAATCACCAATAAGCGCCAGCACCGCAGACCAATTAGTGAGAACCACATCAAAACGTAAGTGGTCAGCCCATGACTTAAGAAAGCTGGCTCGTAGTGTATGGGCAACAATTGGTATCGATTACTGGGTAGCAGAGCGCTTACTTAACCATAAGCAAAAGGGCTTGGATTTGGTTTACATCAAAGCTGATTCCATAACGGTGAAACGTGAAGCATTAACCCAGTATCACGAATGGCTTTTTAGTGGTGAATTTACATGTTGCCAAGGTGTTTTGGAAAATTCACAGAATCACGAATTAACCAATAATAACAATAATGTAGCGTAATTTGAGGGTGTTCCAATATGGAATACACAAAACAGTAAAAGGCGTAGATAAATGATTGAACTTGAACTGCCATACCCGCCCACAATTAACCACTATTACGGGGTTAAAGCGAAAGGTGGGAAGTACATTAAAGATAAGGGCAAGTCATTCAGATTGTCTGTTTTGTTTGCTGTTCGTAAAGCGAATGCCGGTACCAATATAAGCAGCCCTATCGAAGTAGAGATAGATGCTTATCCACCGGATAAAAGGAAGCGTGACCTAGATAACATTAATAAGGCTTTGCTTGATGCGTTGGAGAACGCCAGCGTATTCAAAGACGATAGCCAAATAGTAAAACTAACCAGCACCAAACATGCGCCTGTAAAGGGTGGCAAAGTGATAGTAAGAGTGCTTAACCCAGAAAAGATAGCGGCATAGGCCGTGCGCTAAGGTTAAATAGAGTATAGGTTCTTCACCAAAACGCATTGAATAAAAAGTAAGGGCTAACGACTAATGGCACATTATGATGAATTAATAGAAAAAGACCTTGATGCAAAAGGGCTAGGGATTAACTCGGTAGGGGATGAAGTAAAAAGCCCAAAGCATTACACGAATCACCCAAGCGGCATAGAGTGCATTCAGATAACTGAGCACATGGGCTTTAATCTTGGCAATGCGCTGAAATACATATGGCGTTGCGACCTTAAAAGGAACGCAATTCAAGACCTAGAAAAAGCAAAGTGGTATATAGAACGAGAAATCGCAAAGCGTAAAGGGGTTTAACATGGCACACCCAATCAGAGAACTAGCAAGAATGACAACTAAATCAAAACAGATTGACGGTATGCCGTTTGGTGGCACCGCGCCCGATGTAAATGAAGTAGCTGGCGCATTAGCAATGCGTCACCCGGACACACAAGAAAAGCTAAACCGTCACGCATACTATCTTGCTAGATTACTCTATGCGGATGATCGAAGTTCACGTGTTCACGTGAAAGCTGGCGTTATGGGCGTTATGGTTACTAAGTCTATTGACCTTCCAGATGTCACGATAGCCAAATTAATAAATTGTGCAATAAGCGAAATAAAATCTCCTATTATGCGCTTAAATAAAGCTTCAGGAGAGCAAGAAATTA